TATTGACGTTCTTGCAACCACAGCAAGCACCAGAATTTATTCTCCAGAGGGTGGTTTAAAGACTCATAACCATTATCTGTCAACTACAGAATATGGAGATGCTGCTAATGCTTATGGTTGGGGTAATATCAATGGACCAGGAACAAAAACTTCAGGATTAGGTGGAGCTAATGATGGCACAGTTGAGGTGGCATTTACACACACTGAACTAGGTGCTCGTGTCAATAGAGGTAAATTTGAATTGTCAACTGCTAAGGCATTGATTCCTGATGTTGTTTTAAGACCTAATGTAACCATCCCTCTCGTGCAACCGTTCTTCAGAGTAAAGTATCTAATTAAGGCATACTAAATATTATTATCGGATTTATAGATTATGCAACCAATTAAACCTCTTGAGTTGATGAAAGATCCAAATCTCACCAAGAGTGAGTTTAAGGATTTTGTTGGTGTGTGGGAAAACTTTATGCCTGCATATCTCTGTGAGAAGATCATCAATCATTTTGAGCATGAACTAGGAAACTCATCCATCGTTGACGGTAAGATGATGGATGGAGAACAGCAATTTGGATCACAAGGAAAGTTAGGTCGTGATGACTTATCTCTTCTACTCAATATCACTAGTACAGAACTAGCAGGAGCTGTAAATCAGTATTTACAAGCAACTGTAATGCATTACATTGACAAATACTCTCAGTTGCAATCTTGTAGGTTATTTTCTACAGACTTAAAACTACAGAAAACAGAACCAGAGGGTGGATATCATGTATGGCACTATGAATCTAGTGACTACTCTCACTGTAACAGAGAGTTAGTATGGATTCTCTATCTTAATGATATGCCAGAAAATGAGGGAGAGACAGAGTTTTTACATCAACGTCGTCGTATTAGACCAACACAAGGAACTATTACTATCTGGCCAGCAGGTTTGACACACGTTCATCGTGGACTAACAGTTTATTCTCAGGATAAATATATACTGACAGGATGGTATCTGCAATCTCCAAGGTAAAATGACACAAGAGTACATCAACAGGAAAGACGCCACCTTTAAGAATACTATCTTAGAGGTAAACATGGCGGAGCAACTAGCAGTTTTGCATAACTACACTGCTGCTAAAATTGATGATGCCGTTTGGACGGAGAAAGTCCTTCCAAAGTTGAATCCTCAATGGCATATTGCTGGTAAAGATGAAATCGAGTATTTCATTTATTATACTGATGGCAGTTATATCTGTCAAAAGAGAAGATTGAGAACAGATAGTGAAACTAATTCACAATATTGGAAGACATATTGGTATGAGGAAGCTACTCCTGCACAGTCAAAGGAAGTTTACGAATTATTCTCTGCTCTGTTCACGTTAACAAAAGAAGAGAGAAGAACTAATTGGGTCAAAGAATCTAAGAAACTCTTTGATTATCAGTTTTACTATGAAGCAAAATGGAGAAAGATGAGAATGCAGATTGATGAAATGCTTCTGTATTCTGATTGGAGAATGCTTGCTGATTATGAAGAAGAGTTTGAGGGAGAACTAGAACTTTGGAAGACTTGGAGAAAGAGATTAAGAACATTGCTACCAGACCTTGATACTTTCGAGAGCAACTACAAAGCATTTGAGCATGTATCAAAGACAAAGTATCCTATTGATCCTAACATGTATGTTAAAAAGTATCCTAATAAAGATGTAGAATACTTGTCAACTGACGATCAATTTGATAAACTAGACTTCAATGTCTCTACAGACTTTGTTTCTAAGAACATTATGAATATCTCTGACTTTGTTAACAATTACAATCAAGAAGATATTGTAGTGACACAGAAAGCATATGAGTTGATGAATGAACTAGAACTATTCAACTACTTCCCTGCTTTAGATAAGACACTAGTCAAACCAGAGTCTGCTCTGACACCAGAAGAACAAAACAACCCATCTACTAGCGAAACAGATAACAACAACTACGCATAATACATTATGGTCTATATTATTGATCTCCTTGAGAGAATGCATGTGAATGCTATTAATGATTTTTATGAATTTTGTTTATTTGTAGACGGTTCTGTATCTGGATCAAGTAATAAGAATGGCAAATGGAACGAAGAACTTCGTGATAGTACTCATGAGGGATCTTTGATTCAATATGTTGATAGTGCAATTAAAAAGAACGACAAGTTCAATTATATGTTTTTACCTAGGGCAACTACTTTCCCTAGGTTTTTGCGTTACAAAGAGGGAATGCACTACGCATTTCACAATGACTTTTATCAAATAAACGAATTAAGAACAGACTATAGTATTTCAATCTTCCTGAATTCACCTGATGAGTATGAAGGTGGTGAGTTAGTATTCAGACAAGGTAATATGGATACAGAATATAAACTGGAACCAGGACAGGCAATCATTTATCCTACTGGATTGATGCATAAAGTTAATCCAGTCACATCTGGTGAACGTAGAGTTTGTGTGTTCTGGTTAGAATCTATTATCAGTGATAGCAGAATTAGAGAAACTCTGGTAGAATATGCTGATACACTTCTTAGAAATGGTGAAGCACTTCAACCCTTCATTGGTGAACTAGAGAAGACTCGTTATCGTTTGATTAGAAATTATGCACAATTCTGAGATAGTAAAGAATCCGTTCACTGCTGATGCTCTGCAGGTATACAAACCAGTATTTTCTATTGAAGAACTAGAAACCATGTCAAGGTATCTAGAGAGACCAATGTGGAGATATGGTCATATCAGTAGTACTAGACACAACACTCCTCCATTCTGGAGTATGTCACTGCATGATAATAAGTTCTTTACTGAAGATCTTCTAAATAAAATACAGGAATTAACTGGTGACGAACTCCAAGTTATAACTTGTTATGCCAACGGATCAACATATGGTCTAGGAGGTCAACCACATCAGGATGCTCATGATGAATATGGTAGAACTTTTCTACTATATGCCAATACAACGTGGGATGTGAGATGGAATGGTAAGACAACATTCCTATTTGATCAAGGTCCTGAATTTGTATATCCAGAATTGAACAAAGCGGTGTATTTCCCAGGACTTATCCCGCACTTTTCTGAAGAACCTGCCAGAACATTTGGTGGATTAAGAAAAACCGTCGCTTGGAAACTAAGATTAAAATGAGAGATCACTTCAAAGGAACTAATATATTTGATCTTGGCACAGAAGAGAAAATCTCTTATGCTAAGGTTATTCCATACAAGTATGCAACGATTGCATCTCCTTTAGTAGCTGATGCATGTGTAGATCCACTGAAAACATTTGCATCGAAGTTTACAAATCCTGCTGAACAGTTTGCTGGGTTAAAAACATATACCAGTGTTGATGGTTCTGAACTATATGGTTATGAGATCACCCTTAACAATATTCCTTACGTTGGATTTGAACCATTTGATGGTTTATATGGTGATGAACCAGCAGAATTAAAGTCTCTTAGAGAAAGAGGTGTGCCTATTGTAGTTCACTCTGTATACTTTACTGCTGATGGTAACATCAAATACTTTGGTGTAAAGATTCAAACTAAAGATTTACCAACTGTAAGTGAATTTGCCAATAGAGATGGTTTTGAAAAGATCAGATCATCTGTCATCAGTCATAGAGGTATCTTCCCAGGCAAGTATTGGTTTGATCTAACTGATAGTTCCAAATTCTCACTCTCTGTTATTGATGGTGTCCCTATTCAGATTGCATCTCATGATGTATATGCTGGTAGAGATGAAGTATATTATAGAAAACAAAAGACAGCATTGTATGCACAACTATTGAGTGATGAAGTAATTACTCAGGATGAGCATGATTACATTCTCACTTCATCTCCTAGAATGCAACAAACTATGCTGAAATTCCTTTGGGATGGAAACACTATCGTAAAGAGAGAACTTGATAGTGTATGTGTACATGAGTATGAAGACATCTAATGGCAACTACGATCTTTGAGTATAATATTAAGTTACCTGATGAAATTGTAGATCGTATTATAAAAGATACAGATAATCTATCATTGCAATCTGCAAAGGTTCATCGTCCTGATACTCTCAAGGACGGTAACATGCCTAGCAGGAGAAACTCTTACTGTGCTTATTTTAATACTGATGACTCTTGGATAGGAGCATTCATATGGTATTACGTGATGAAAGCAAATCGTCAAAACTTTTTGTATGACATCACATGTTATGATGGCGAAAACATTCAGTATACCGTGTATGAAGAGGGACAGTTCTATGGTTGGCACCCAGATCAACACTTATATACAGAATTCACACCAAAGTTTAAACCTAGTTCAAAATACTCTGAGTTAGATAAACACGTTCAACAACAGTGTGAGTATACTAGGAAACTATCATTCTCTCTACAGTTATCACACCCAGATGAATATGAGGGTGGAGAGTTACAATTTCTTGATGCTGGATTATTGAGAGAAGCACCAAAGGAACGTGGTCAGTTAATTATATTTGATAGTAGAGTATTGCATAGGGTTCGTAAAGTCAAGTCTGGCACGAGGAAATCAATCGTAGGATGGGTCGTTGGTCCACGCTGGAAATAACTTGACAACCCCTGCTACCTGTGCTATTCTTGCAAAGCGTCGGTTGAACACCCTTGCTTGAATTTTGTTATGAACTTCCCTATGAGGAACTTGATTTTACAGATAATGACACTCGCCCGCTCTATCGGATCGGAAGAGGGGAACAAGGGGTTCTACTGGTGCGCCCTTATACTAACGACATTTGTGCTCATTGGCGTTTTGTAGATGAACCTACTGCTCGCGACTCTTCTGCTAAGATATACCAAATGTTCCTTGGATTTAAAACCCAAAGAGACTTCATTGGTATGGACATGGCGAGGAAATTCCTGGAAATGGGTTTTACGAGAGCCCGTAGGTATGCTAATCATGCCAGTGGACGGAAGTACGATGAAGTTTCTGGTGAGACCAGACCCCAAGAGAAAGATTGGCGAACCAATGAAAAGTCCAAAGCTGCTGCCGTATTTAAAAAGGTTAGAGACTTGGCTGCCTATGATGAAACCTACCAACAAATGAGACGTGAATGGAGATCTAATGAAAGTTCCTACGCAACCCGAGTTGACGCACTTGCAGCTACAAGCAATGTTACGCGATCACGATATTCCAGAAGATCAACTAAAATACATCGGTGATCGTGTCTATCCTGAGGACTATCAAGCACATCCAGAATATCATGGACAAACTATGCCATGGTATCTTGTAGGTGGTGAGCATGAGGTGCCAGTGTGTGACATTGCATCAGTTGACCGTGTGGACGAAGATGATTGCGTTCCCGAGAATG